CAGTTGTTCTAGTATAATTTCCTTGTACAATAGTTGGGCAAGTTAGTGGAGAACAACAACTATTAATATCACTACTAGAGGACCCCTCACATGGAGGAATAGCGAAGGCTAATCTCAGCATATCTCTAATGATTTCAATAATGATATTGAAAATAGAGAGCAGAACAAAAAGGTTTTGGAACACACATAGTAGAGCACCTAACTTGTTAGCAATAGCTAAAACAGCATTAGCGTCAGCATCTTGGAATGATTTTATTAGGGCATTGAGATTACGTAAAATGTCATTAATAAGTTTTAATATTTGGGCGATGATGTATTCAATTAGGGCTAACAAAAGTAATAGTAATGAAATTATCATAATAATCAAAGCAAAAATGGGAAATAGGTTCAAGAATTCTGGAATGCACTGACTAAATAATCTATTGATAGCTGAAATCAACGCAAAAGGGTTCATCAGGGCGCACAAAACCTCGATAATACAAATGATGAGATTAAGCACCGGCAAAAAGAATTTATATAGAGTTAAGAATGGCATAAATTGATCTAACATGCTCAATATGCCATCAAACACATCTTTGGAAAAATTGGGAAATAAAGTTGGTTTTAATATGCCCGGAGGTATAACTAACTGTAATTTATCAAATAGCTCTAATAAATCTTCTGGGAAACCTTGGGGAAATGGTGAGATATTCGGAAGTTTTAAAGCAAATGGTATTCCTACCCCCGGAATGGGAGGACCACTTGGAACAGTGGGTGATGGAAAAGAGACATCTGTAGGACTACACGGTGACATTAACTATCTATATATCGGCTTATTTAGATTCACCAGGAAGTAGACTCTCTAATGGGCCAGCAACCACCCCTTCTACATCTAATGATTGTTCCAACTCTCCCAAAAATCTGTCAGCTAATGCTTCCAATCGTTCATGGATCTTACCAGCATCAGCACTTTTAACATCGTAGTACTTAATAACGTGTGTAGCTATTTTCCACATTCCATCATACACTTCGTCACGCAATTGTGCATAATTATACTCAACCTTTTCATCTTCAGTCATGGGGCCCAAAGCATTAATGATGCCGTCGGCTAGTTTAACCATACCTTGAGCTTTTGCTTCGTGAGATTGTAAAAGTAGCTTGTGATAAATTACCGTATTTAATTTCTTCATATAGATCCTCCCGAATCTTTCAGTACAAATCTTTGCTGTATAGTTAGAGAAGCAGCATCGATAGTCATATTTCCATCAGCCGTGAGTGTCATATTACCTTTAGCATGACAAGCGAAATTGCCCGGAGTAAGAACGGTAACACCGTGCTGATCCACCCTAAACATGGTAACATATCCACCGCCACTGGACACTCTCAGATCTAGCACGGCACCGTAGTTGCCATTGTTTAATTGCGCGAAACGAGTGTCCCCCGATACGCCAAAACCGCCTATTTGCATATAAAAGTCTCCATTCATAGAGACAACAGCGCTACGAGAGTTGCGATCACGACCAATATTGGCTACCACGCCGCCAGCCGTATCCAACCACAACGACTGTCGATCAACCGTATTGGCACCAATATTTAATTCCAAAGAACCATCCAAACTAACGGAAGCACTACGTCCGCCAGAATTGGCTTGAGTACCACCCACATAGATAGTGTCACTTACTACATTACTAAGCGGAACAATATAGCTCAAATCGATAGGTAGTGGGTTTTCACCCGCTTGATAATTGAGAAAGTTATTGTTTTGGTGCACATAACAGGTTTGCAGAATATCGTGAAAAACTGTACCATGCATCAAGTGTGCATTAGTAATACGATCAATTGGAGTGGCTATACTGCTACCGTCTTTGATAGTAATAGAGCCATGTGCGGTAGAATAGGTAAAACCGCCATCGTTAGATGGAGTAGCTTTGTAGGCTGCTAATCCATCCAAGAAAATATCCAGGTTGTCGTTGCGGAACCACAACTTGTTAGGATTTCCGCTATCTTCAGGTCCATAAGTAGAGTAGTTCTCGTAACGAGCTAAGATTGGCACGCTGCCCGTCTCGCTGGACGATGGCACATTTAATTTGAATTGCCCTTCTTTATTGATATCCATAAAGAAACGACTACGCAGTAATTTAGCATTGTAATTATCCTGATTGATACCCAGTAGAGTAACTTCGCTATCTCCTGTCTGCATAGAAAGATCTTTACGGGCATTAATCTCAAAATGATAGGCCACGCTGTTACGCTCTAGTGCCCTAATATTGGTGAAAGCTGTAGATTTATCCAAACTGTTGTTAGGTTTTAGAGTATTTTGTCCCTGTCCTACTTGAATTGGTACACGATTGATATCTAGAATATTACCAAAGATATCGACCACCGTACCTTTTACTTGTTCCATCAAATAATTTGGCGCTACTAGACTGAGACTTAAAGTATCAGCGCGACTTTTACGTCGATTGGGGCGCGTATACGTGGGTGGCGTCTGTTTGCCGCTTCCATATCTGGCAGCTTCAATTACGTCATCCTGAGTATCTGACATATATTGAAACTCATACACCATTTCTCGGTGTTCTGCAAACTGAGGATTTTTGGCTGAACCAGACAATAAATCATTGGCAGTAACTGTTGGATCAATTCCTATAATTTTATACTTCTTATCATAAGAGTCATCTTCTAATTTACTGTTAGGATCAAAATATATGTTAGGACGTAAATCTCTCTTAACTAAACCTCCTACTTCACGGTAAGCTTGAGTGAAGTGATTCTCGTTTTGAAAATTGATAGAGATAAGATTAGTCTTAGGAAAATTCTTATTTCCAGTGTTGATATGAATTTGATTATTATCTGATCCGATACTAATATTATTACCAGTATCTAACGTTATGTAAGTAGCATCGTTAGATTGTAGTAACAATTCATCTTGAACTAAGATAGGTACCACAGGCAAATTTTCTGCCAAAAAGGACACAAAGTGATATCCTCCACCTAAAGCTTGCCCCACTACTACTGGAGTTCCTATGGATGGTAATGTTCCAATAAACAAACCATTATTGTAGAACATGGCGTGAGGTGCCGGCACATCTACCACTAGACGGTCTTGTCCTTTAACTGCTGCTGCAGTATTTAGTTGAACCTGCATAGTGCCACGAGTAGGATCATATCCTTTGATACTTCCCCTCTGGAGCAGGCCAACTGGCGGATCAAATTTACTAGTTGGATTCATATTTATTGACCACTGGTGGTTGGAGCAACTGGATTATTAACTAACCAGATATCTACTATATAACTAAACAAAGCTTGCTGAGCCGCCCGCCCACTAGTAGGATCGGATGCTCCCGTGGTAGAATTAGATACTTGATTTCTGGCTAAATCCCAAGCTTTTTGGGATGGTGAAAGTCGATTGGTAGTATCCGACAAATTAACTGGCACAATATTAACTGCATTACTAGAAATTGGTGCATTAGGAGCGTTAGCAGTGGCTGATGGGAAGTCTTTTGGACCGGTAGCAAATGCAGTAATTTGATTGAGTAGCTCTTCGGCAAAGTTAATTAGATTTTCATTTTGCGGATTATCGTCGTTATAATATACGCGTATTTCAATAGAAGTAGTTATATTATTACCACTAGTAGAATTAGAGTTAATGGTATAAGCAGCCATATACATAATATTGCTCATAATTTGACTATTAAAATTAGAAGTAGGATTTGGAGTTTGATTAGTAGCTCCTGTATTAACGGCATCAATAACACCGTTATTATTAGATAAATAATTAGGTGGTAATGTAAAAGCTCCTAAGTTTTGTTCGTTACCGGAATTATCTTGTCTCTGTACGACAATAGTGCCATCATTTTTATTTTTGTAAATAAGCTTGCCAATAAAATCCATAGTGGTAGGAATATATTCTCCCGGGGTATGACCGTATGTTAATTCTAGAGTTGTAGTAAATCCCGTAGCCAGAGTTAGATTGTGCCTTACAGAGGTAACATAAAATAACATACCACGGTCTTCTAAAAACACTACTTCGCCAGGCTGATAATATTCATTACCCATTAAAGTTATCGAGCCACGAAAGATGTTCTTACGAGCTACACTTAATAGCATAGCAGCATAAGGACCACATTGTTTGATAGGGTCACTGAGAAAAGGTACTTGAACGGTAGATTGTCCCTTAAATCCATAGGTTCTCCACATATCATAATCGATAGCCATAGCAGTGACCATGCCGTTACCACTAGACGGAAAAAAATTAAGGTCTTGTGGCAAATTGCTAGGATCAGCTAAGAAAGGATCCAAAATACCCTGCACTTCTACTGTAGTGTAGGGCGGTGAATTAGCTGAAATATTGATATTTTTGATTTGAGAACGTTTAATAATGTACCTTTGAGACGATCCAACACCATAGTCGTCATAAGTCTCATCTTCAATCATATGCTCAAATACCTCAGGTATATTAGAATTACCATATCCACCAGGAGTAATCAGCTGGTTAGAAATAGTAGAACTAGAGTCTAGAGACTTTAATTCGGCAGCATTTTTAATAGTGCTGTAGAATAACTTAACAACGCGTTGCCTCTTAGAAATTTTATCTTGTAAATCATTAGTGGTTTTAAAAACATCCACTGTCTGATTAGGTGGTAATTGAACAAATTTAATATTAACATTATTGGTTTGAACATAATCATTTAATGAAATTTGTTCTCCGGATTTGCTTTGAATCCTGTTTATTAGTAGATTAACATCCGTATTACCGGTAATAGTATTATTGGTTCCACTATATCCACTTTGTGATAATTGTTGAGCTTTAACAGCTTTGTCAATCACGGTAAATCTTTGAGAGTTACTAAAGACACTCTTCAGACCAGCCTGTTGCTTAACTGATTGATAGTCAGATATTCCGTTGGGTAACAAACTACTTACTACATCTGGATTGGCTTGTTGAACTAAAGAAGTAATATCGGTTATTTTACCACTAACTCTGTCAGAAAGAAAATTAAAAGATGCACCAGTACCACTGGTAGCCCCATCATTAATAAAGCTAAGGGCTAGTGAATCGCTTTCCAAACCACCTAGACCGTAACTAATGGTTAGAATATCACAATCTAATCTGATTTCATCTTCGAGCACTTCAATCTGAGTTCTCAAACCATCCAACTGATCGGTGAATAACTCGTTAAGATATTCTGGAAAAATTTGGATATTCAGAGTCTGCTTTAAATACATCATACGATAGAAAACAGAACTTGGCATTCTATTATACTGAGGTGGGCGAACTCGAATATGCCCTTGAGTATCACAAAATACTTCTAGATTAAGTAATTTAGCAACAGCGATAATCTTCTCTTTAACAGAGGTAAATTCGTTATTCCAAATTTTTAGATTGTTGTTAATGGATTGTTCAAAAGCCAAAATATCGTAATCTTTATCATAGTAATCATCCACAATAAAAAGGTTCCTATCTTCATTAGCACGAACATCATATGACATGCGTCTAGTTAGATAGTTTATTTGGCGCCTTAACTGTTTTCTAAGTTGTGGATCAGCTACTTGATTAGTGTCCGTATTACTAATGAAACTACCGGTATTGAATGATGGATCATTACCAGCCTGTTGATAAAATTGACTCTGTTGGCTATTAATTCTGGTAATTGTATTGTTAATATTTTCTGTCAAAACACTAATTTGAGTAGAAACGTCAATAAAATTAGGATCAGTAGTAGCTAGATTAGGAGCATAATCTTTGATAGCATTAAATAGCAGGCTTTGCTGTTGTAACGTTTGTAATTGTTTAATTTGTTGATCTAATATCTGATTCTGTTGAGTAATATTAAATTGATTAAATTGGGCTTTGGCATAGGTTTGTTCATCCATCGTTAAGCTTTTGAAAGGAATAAAATTACCCCAAAGTGTATTATTTTTAGTGAGTTGGTTGGTCAAAGAATTAATAAAAGCAAAAGCAGCATTTTGATTACTGTGAGGATCGATACCATATTTACCATCACCTAATACACCTTGGTAGAACGTAGTAAAATTATATGGTGTGCCGGTAATTAAAAGAGATAAAACATTCATAACATCTTGACCAGCGAAAGGTTCTTTGAAAATATTAGGCTTACCTATTCTATTAGGATCATTAATACTGCTGGATAATCCGGCTTGAGTAAATACTCCAATACCCTCTCTCCAAATATAAACCAGACCATCAGGAGCATAAAAGGTTTTAGTTACCAATCCAGTAAGTGGATCTACACTTCTATCATCAATGAAATTAGAATCAGTAGTGATACTTCCGGCGAAAGGACCTAACTTCTTTTTAATAGTTACTCTGGCTGTGTTGTCCGCTAATAAAGCCTTATTCTCATCCAATAGTTCCGGAGTATTAATCTTATAATCAGCCGAAATCTGGTCGAAAGAACTTTTGAATGGAGTCATAGGATCAAACCAAGCACCATTAAATACATCAGCTCCTGGTTTAAAATTAACCTTGCCTTGTTCAAAATACAAAGATTGATCGCGACCTCTAACATCAATAGTGAAATGACCATCTGACCAATTATCAGTAGCATTATCCACCAAACCAGCGAAGACGTGGCAGCCCTCTTTCTCCGTTACAAATTGAGTGCGTAGCATGCTCCACAAAAAATTAGGAAAATCAGGACCTACATAAGTGGACTTCTCCAACTGTAACGGAATATTACCAGAAGTCTGAAAGATAGTAGAAAAAGCATTGGTAAAATCAGTTAAAGTATTATTGACATTTTGTAGGATGCCCACACCCGACAACATGTTATTCAACCCAGATAAAATCTTATTGTCATATCTACTCTTAGAAGAAAGATAGATATGTACGACGTCCATAGGCTGGACAATCAACTGACCGCTATAGTTAAATCTCATCTTTCTTCTAGCGTAGTTAGTGGCAGCGTTACCGGTTTGAAAAGCATTTTGCGAATTGGCATTCATCTGCAACTGATTATAGATAGCGGCAATCAATACCTTAAACAAAGAGAGTTCCGACTGCGGAACTAAAGCCCTGACATTAGTACCGGGCAGATTACCTTGAGCTGAAACAGACAAACCATCGTAGCCTAGAACAACACCGCCCTGTAGGTATTCGGGAGCCACAGCCACACTATCACCCGAACCTCCAAGACCTGGAAAACTGAAACCTAATCCAGAATTGGTGGAATCATAGTCAAATATTAACTCTTCTCCCAATCGATCGACAATAACCTGTACACGTTTATAAAGTAAGGTATTTGGATCTACTTTTATAGTAAGAGGGCTGGCGTTTCTGGCCTGTCGTGCCGCATTAAGTTGGGCTTGAGTAGTTTGGATAACATTATTAGCGGCTTGGGTACCGAATTGAAAAATCTTGTGATTATAGAACATATTGGTAGCATCACTCAAAGCTATCTCAATGTCATAATCAGTAATCAACATGGATTCATACGGATCAGAAATAGTTAGACTAAAACTACCACCTGATTCTAGTTCAAGAGTGGTAGTGGTGCTCAAATTGCTGAAATTAGTAATTTCAATAACTCCAGTTCCTTGTCCTAGAGTAGATTGAAATAAATCCATATGGTCAGTAATCCAGCTAGTATATTGAGCACTGCCATTAAAAGCATACACTTTTCGCAACTTATCGATAACCTGAGTGAATTGACTTATTTGATTGGTTTGAAAAGGATTGGAATCTGGGAGGGAGCCAAACAAACCAGAACTAAATGGTACATTAGTTAAAGGACCACCATAATTAAGTTGATCGGTTAGTGTGACAATAATAGGAATAAGTTGATCACTAACACTTCCGACAGCATTAGTCACTTGAGATATCTTGGATAATTTTTCCAGGGCAGCAATTTGATTGCATTTATTTTGAAAGAGAATACGAGTTGCTTTATAATACAGTTTCTCGTCATTATTCATAAAATCTGGACGAAAATTATCACCTACGGAAGAGAACATTCTCTTTTTAACCAGCACTGTGGCATTAGGTTCTTGCATCAAAATTTCAAATTGTTTCGGATCTGTGTTGTAAGGATCTCGACGGAGATATCCCTCTTCTACATAGCGCCTTTCTGCCGATTTATCTATGTTTTTAGCAAAATCTCCAAGAGATCCATACTTGGTGTTGCTTCCATCTATCACACCATCCAGTGTGTGTGTACTATTTTCACCAAGTGAAAACTGGCTACTAATTTGATCCGCAAGCTGCCCGAGAAAAGACATTACTTTTTCCTATCCTTATCCAATACATTTCAAATGTACTTTCATCTGACTCCAGTAATATTTCCATTGAAAGAAGTGGGCGTGTTGTAAGTGCTGTAGCCAGTATTGGCAGCATGAGACCATGGAAAATAATTGGTACGGTAACCTCTCCTTTGAGTAGCCATAAAAACCATTTGATAGTCAATTAAAAAGTTGTCGGCACGTTCGGTAAAAGTCATACTATCAAAATATCCACGAAAAACCCACCCGTTGTAATACATTTCCACTGTAAAGGCCAACTGAGCCAAAGATGGAATATTTTTGGCCGATAATGTATTATTAGGTGAGTCCAATCCCAATATACCGCCCAGTAGTCCTGCCCCCTCGGCAGCCGCGGTCTGTGGTCCTACCTGCACATTAGTTGGCAACAAACTATTGGTAAATTGACCTAAGTTTCCTCCTAAAGAATTAACTAAATTGGTTGCTACGTCAGCTGAGGCATTATTGGCAGCCAAAGTCAAACCTACCGCATCAAAAGCGTATTGTTCTGCACGATAGATTTCATATAGCATATTAATGCCTTCGATACCAGAACTACCTGTAGTTCCATTAATATTAATAGTAGTTAAATCTTCTCCCCAGTATTGCAGCGTAAATCCACCCTTGGTTCTTTCTTTGGTGATTAGTTTTTTGTTGGAGTAGCTAATATTCTGTGGGTTAATGAACATTTGGGCTACGCCAAATTGAGGAACAAACCAAGAAATAATATTACGACGAATAACGCCGTCACTACCACTCGCAATCCTACTATAAGGTAAGCCATTACCGTTGGCTTCGGGTAACTGAGGTGCGTTAAAACCTGGAGAATTAGATAAGCTGCCGTTGAGCGGATTAGTAGCTTGATTAAGTGTATTTTGTGCACTATTGATACTAGAAATGATATTGTCTAAGGAAAAAGCCATAACTACTCTCTATTAACGGTTGAATTGGGCTGGGGTAACCATTGCATTATCAGTAACATCATGTGGTCTACCGCAAGTAGGACAATCGATAGTAAATTTACCTACAATATTGATAGTTTGTGGGACGCCCGCGATATTAGCTCCCGGTCCCTGACTGGTAGTGGTTCCAGCTGGTGTAGTAGCACCAGGAGGACGAGCAGCAATTGAGGCGCGCGCCGCGGCGCCCACTTGTTCTGACGGAAGAACGGTCCCAGATGCCGGTCCAGCTATATTTTTAGCAGTATCTAACGTTTTACGGGCAGCCACAAACTCCGCTAACATCTGTTCTTGCTTGTCCGCGCTCTCTTTGTCACCTCTAGAGAAGGCACTCTTGATAGTATCAAAAGTAGAGCGCAATGCGACTGGCATATCCTTAATACCAGTAAGCGTGGTATGTAAAGCGGCACCGTAATCCAAACCAGCCGTTTCTTTCACTTTGCCAGTTTCTATCCCTCTAGTGAAGGCGGCAACCTGCGCTCCGCCAGTTTCTCTAGCAGCACGAGCACGATCGGCAAGATTCATAGATAACACGCCCGAAGTCCCAGTAGTGGGTTGATTAACGCCACCAGCAGTCATGCGACCTACTACACGACCAGCGGCAGTATCTCCTAAATCACGGATTTGTTCCAAGGTATTGCTAATCATTGTTAATTCGCTATAAGATTTTTGCTGTAGATCCAAGCCTTGTTTGGCGGCGTCTTGAACACCGGTAGGTTTTAAAGCGTTTGCCAAAGCATCTGGAACGCCTTTTTGTTGGTTAATCATTCCTTGAATAAGCTTCTCTGCCGTCTGTCTATCTTTGGCTATTGGTCCTAATAGACTTTGTAACATAGCTGTTTGCTTAGTTAATTGGCTGGCAGCAGCTTCACTGCGAGCAGCTTCATCTACCGACACCAATCTACCCATCTGTCTTTCTAAAGTTTTCATCACGTCTTGAACTACACCAGCAGTATCACCTTGTTGTAGCCTTTGTTCAATCCTGTAACCTCCCATTAAACCACCTGGACCACCAGTTTGCTGAGAGACGAAAGCTTGTTGTGCAATACTAAGTCTACCTACTTGATTAGTCATCTGAGAAGCAATTTCTACAGAAGCACTGGCGCTTAGACCAGTAGATTCTAGGGCTTTACCATATGTATTGAGTGTATTGGCTAGTCCTTCGGAAGCCTTAGAGGCGGCGTCTTGACCCGTGGCAAACATTTTGAAAGCATCTGCCGAACCACGTAGAGCAGTAGTGACATCCTCAATAGGAGCTTTTAGACGAGTAGAAACGTCACTCATACGCACAGAAAACTGTAATGCTTTTTCGCCTACCAAACCATAATCCTTAAAGGCAATATTCAAATCTCTCATTACATCTTCTTGAGCACGACCTGATCCAACCGCAGTTTGAATAACCGCCGTTAACATGCTCATGGTTCTGCCATCTTTTTCGGAAACATTTACCACAGAATTAAGAGCACCGGGAATAAGCCCCAATTGATTATACCACCTTTCAGTTTGATCGGCAGTTAAACCAGTAGCTTCTCTGGTATTTCTCAACATAGTTTGCTGAGATTCTAAAATAGTACCCAAATCTTTAAAGTCTTTGCCAGCAGCCTTAGTGACATCACCCAGTTGACCTGTTCTAGCAGCCATTTGTACATAAGCTGTTTGAGCGCGCAACATATTATCAGCATGCTTGAAGACATTGGTAGCCAGTTCCAGAACCGCTTCTTTGCCTTTACCCAAGGTAGCTGTCCATGTTGACTGACTCACTCCGGATTTGAGTAATACGTTTCCCAATGATCCCAGAGATTCTGCCATTTTTTCGGCGGGAACATTACTTAGAGCATCTCCGATATGTTTAATTTGAGCAGAAAAAGTGGTTAAACCACTATAATCGACATTGGAAAAATTAACAAAAGCTTCTCTAGCATTAACAAAGGCGGCAGAAAGTAATCCAAACTTTTCTATTTGTTCATTAGTCAGGCTGGTTATGTTACCCATACTAACACCTACGCTATTAGCCACTGACTCAATATTAGCCATGCTCGATTGCACCAAATCACTAACAGAATTTAGCGAACGATAGGCAGCTGACTGAGTATTGGTAGCTGATGTCAAATTGCCCACAGCCGTCGTTTGCTCATTAATAGCAGCAGTAGTGGCGGCTGTTGTAGCCGGATCTGGTGGGGTGGTAGGGGTGGTAGGGGTGGTAGGGGTGGTTGGGTCAGCCATTTAGTATCTCGTTACTGTGAAGTTTGTTGTAAAGTGAGGCGTCTCTTTCTGCGACTCTTTCTGTCCCCGTTATTTATTGTATTAAGGGCTTGAAGATTAGCTTCCCTAACCATACGACTTGACTCTTCAAACTCTTCATCGGTAGATATGTGAACGTCACCGTCACCCATCAATTTCTTAACTTCTTCTGGATGATCAAAGGAGGCTAATAGATATGCCTGATTTTTAGCTAGTTCTGCTCGATCCAACTGATCTCCCACCCACTGATGAAACATCCAAAGTTTTTGAACCGGGTCCATCTCAGTAATACGTGGATCATCGGGTGTGGTATGAAATATTTCTTTACACAAATACCACGTGAATCGATGTTCCGGTTCGTGTATTATTTTTTTAGATCTTCAACAACCTCTTGGGCTTGCTCCTGTGTCTGGACAGCATATTTAGCCTGGGCTTCTTTCACCATCGATAGATATTCATCATATAATCTGCCCAATAGATAATGATCAAATTCTTCTAAGCCGGCTAATTTATCTTCTACGGCTGAGGATCCCATAAATTGATTGGCATCCATGCCCGCAATTTGCACTAAAGAACGCGCTAATAATTGTTTTCTAATTTCGAAAGGTGATTGGACACTTCCATCAAAAGCGGTAGCAGCTATGATTGCATCTCTTAATTCCCTGTCTCTTAGAGTTCGCAAAACATAAATATTACTGCCGACCTCAAAGGAGCGGGTATGATTCGTCATACCTACTAACATTTCAATACGACGTCTAGCGCCTTCGCTAAGCCTTTCACGACCTAGTTTCTTAGCCTCTCTTGCCTCACGAAATTGCTGCTCTAAATCAGCTTGTTCTCTGGTGGGCATAGGTTCTTGTGGAGGACCATAACGAGCATTGAAATCTCGTAAAGCGGCTTCATCCATTTGAAACGCATACTGTGATGGTTGTTGTGGACGCACACCTTGCGGCGATTGATTTTGAGGTGATTGCACACTCTCATCTGGAATGGTCACTTCCTTAAAGGGTTGTCCTTGAAATTGTTTTTTTCCGATGGGGCTATCATATCCGGTCATTATTTTCTCCACAAAAGCAATATCTCCTACTGTATATAACACAATAGGAGACATCGTTAGTCAATATTAGGGAGTATATTGATCTAATTATATAGATTAGAAGATTGCAGTTCCAGGAGGGGTATATGCGGCAGATCCGAGATCTATGAGACCCGGAGCATCCAAAGAACCACGACGACCGTTGGTGCCGGTGTCTGTCTGACGTTCGATTGGAATATTGCTGAATGGGATACCAAGTTCGCCACCTTGAGCAACTGGAGTAGAAGATCCGTTGTTAAGAATAGAGAAGATAGTTTCCGCTTCCCAAGTCATAGTATCGGTAATAACCCAGTCGCTAACTTGATAAGTATAATCAATACCAGAAATCCACACGTTCTTGATAACGGTAGAAATCTGTAAACCTTGTGCTAACTTTTGCTTGTCAAAAATTACGATGTCGAAAGGGTAAGCTTGAGAAGCTACGTGAACAAATCCACGGCTGAAGGCTTCTGCCACTCTCAATCGGTCGAAACGTACACGTTGACAAGAACCAGTAATATTAGTAGATTGATTTGGCACAGAATCGATGTGACCATCGGTTCCAACTTCATCAACCATCTTGATAGGTCTTTTCTCAGAGATAGCCATAGATTGAACGGCTCCCACGGGAATATTTACTCCCGTAGAGTTTCTAACAGTAATGATAATGTTAGTAGATATAGCCGTGGAGGTCTTATTCTGACCGCCCGGAAAAGAAAGTGTCGAATTTGTATTGGGTGCTTGAGCCATATTATTTTATACTCCCTAAGTATATGTTAACCGCCAGAACCACCTAGATTAAGGTTGGTAATGTTAACCTTGATAAAGATCCAATTAATTGGATAAGCTGGGCTGACGCTCACCGAGATGTTCCATTGACGTGGGTCTACGGTATCTTGTGATACTGCCAGGTCCTTGTATGCGGTAATCAAACCTTGACCTACTAGAGAGTTCAACAGAACTACTGCTTCGGTGTTGAGTACAGCGGCAGTATTGACATCCTGTGGAGTGCCAATGAAACCTTGGAATCCGGCTCTCAAAACCTTCGCTACGCGGTCTCTGATAAAAACGATGGAAATTTCTTGTTCTTCTGGGAATCCAGACTGACTGGTGGTGATACCCCAGACCACATTCCCACCTCCGGCAACTGGCTGCAAGGTGGTAATACCGGCAGCAGCTAATTGTTCTAGTACCAGGGTAGAGAACTTCTTGTTATTCAAGATAGTGAACCCAGAAATGGTTTTGTTAGTTAGAGGATTTTGGAGAATAACGTCAGCAGATTCGTAACCCGCGGCGGCAGCAGCGATATAGAATCCATCCACCAAAATGTTGTTACCTCCAGCAGCGACCACAATTTGGTCAGGATAGAAGTAGACAACACGGAAAGTGTATCCGTAAGCGGCAGATACTGAGTAGTTTGCCAAGTCTTGTGGGTTAGCTTGTAGAATCAAGCTTGGGTTGCTACCCGGAATACCCTCTAGTGGTCCTAGGTCTTCAACGGCAGCTAGTTGTTGTCCAGTTACGTTAGCTGGGGTCAAACCATTGATAGCTCCGATGAACAACACACGTTCTTTCTTGTTGACGATGTTGCTCATAGCGATGCAGTGATTGACACAGTTCTGGAAGATAACGCTGATAGTTTGATTTGGCAATGGAACTAAGATATCGCATTCTATTGTTTCTAAAGCAGCAAGAGCATTAAGCCACCCAGCATCATAGAAAGTAGCATCACGATTATCAACGAGAGTAACTCTCAAACCGAAACCATTTGGTACCACGTTATGATTAATAACGATATAGTTACTCACCAAAGTAGGATCAATAATTTCATAACGTACATTATGTTCGTTAACCAAAGCCTTGGCAATAGAAATGACACCATTGCCTACAGAACTATAACCAGTAATATCATACAAACCCTGGTTATTAATATCTCCGTTGATTTGTACTTTATAGTGAGTTGGATTTGCTACGAAAGCAGATATGCTGTTAAAATTAACCACAGCATCGGTAATAGTACCAGTTCCAGTGCCTACATTTTCTACAACAGTTCCTTGGGTTGCTTGGCTGCCTGGAACCACTGTATCAGTAGATGGATCGATCAGCTCAAAAGCTTCGGTACCGGCTACGTTGGTTAAATCTGGGAATGGTACGCTGCCCATGAAGTACAATTGACCATCAAAAACACCAGTGACGGTGAAAGTTGGATTATCATTTCCGCCAGTAGCTGAGGCATTAATGTTAGCTACATTCTGCGCGTCAATGATTCTAATTTCTTTACCAATGTAGGTAGAGTCAAAAGTAACAGAAGACGAGAAAACTCCCTGATTAGTTTGTGGTCCAGTTCTACCAATATAACCATCAAAACCAGTTACCAAGGTTTCGAAACTTTGAATAACGGTATAGAAGTAGGAAAATCCACCAGGAGCGGGTACGTTATCCTTGATAAATTGATCTAAGGTTGGATTACCCGCTGTACCTAAAGTATAATATGTCTGTTTGTTAGGTAGAATCTGAGTTTCTACTTGATTAGTATTGTTAGTAATGAAAAAGTGGATATCGTCATTGAACGCCGGAACCACACCCACAGGTAACGGGAAAACGAAATCATCATCATTAGTGGAGGCAGAATTAACCGAATGAGAGAGAATGAAAGAAGTTCGTCGAGGTAGCGGTGGTGCGGCCTGTAAACAGATAAGACTAGAAGCGCCGTTGGCGTAGAACAGTTGACCACCCAAAGACAAACTATTATCTAAGCTCGGATTGCCAAATTGAGCAATAACCTGATTTTGACCTTGAGTTAAAATAGGATTATTAATATTAGCTACTGGAATATAGGTAGCAGTTAAACTATCATTTTTAATCAACACGCCGCTAGCCACTTCGATAGTGAAAGCGTCACCTGGAACGAATGGAGAAACATATACGCTTAGTACTTGAGTTTCAATGATGCTGAAGCTCAAAATACCATTGCTAACAACATAGCCGTCAGCAATCCAAACGATTGGATTACCATTAGCATCTACCTGCGCACCGGAAACAGAACCTACGGCAATAAATGTAGCAGTACCACCGATTGGTTGATTCATAGAATTTCTTTGAACGGATATACAGCGCACGGTCCAAGTTTCTGGTGGAGCATTAACATCCACTAGAGTCAGAGCATTGATAGTACCCAAACCAACGTTAGTAGAAAGAGGAACATAGAAAGCGCCACCTTGATCTACTAAGTGGGCAGATTGTAATAGGATATGACCCGTAGTGACATCGATAAGATAATCAAAAGCATCACTGAAAGTGGTAGTTGCAGTGATAGTAGACTCCATACCGACGAGGGGGATACCGTTTTTAAATAGAGTAGTTCTGTTAGAGATGATTGGAGCTTGTAACAGTGTAAAATGTCTACCGTCTGCACCGCTAGTAGAGGTATAGGTTGCGTTCAAACCATCAACTCCGCCACCTTGAGCTTGAGCCACAACGGTCTCATTAGTCTGACCTTGACCGATCATGGCAGTTACACGAGAACCGCCCGGAATAGATACAGCCGCAGACGATGTCTGGACGAGCGTAAACGGTCCTGGTAATGCATTAGTTGCTCCGGGTATGTCAGCCATGTTAAATCCTTATCTCACTCGGTTATAGGGGTTGGTACACTAAAATGTAATAATATTCCTATTCCTAGTGATATATTAGTACATTTTGTTGGTCGACCCGTCTTTAAAGTTTCTAATTTACCCATTTGTCCCCACTACTATTTACCCATTTAGTAGCATATCAATTATACTCACTTCTGTATTAATGGTCAGATTAGCCGCATTTGGGCTATTGGGCGTGAAGCCACCGAAATTAACAGTGAAGAGAATAGCATCTATTAAGTTTCCAATGGGAATTTCCCTTCGCCATTCGGTTCTTATATCTAATGTGATACTTTGCCTAAATAGCTTATCATTTCGATCATCACCTTCACTGGGTGCCCCAATAACCGGTGGTTTAACGATTACCCCCACTTCATGCAAAGTATCAAAATTCACCTCTGCAAAACACATACCTACTAATTCACATAAATCATCCCTAGCACGTAAACTTCTAGAATAAACATCCACGATGATGGATCCTTCCCACGCTCCCGCAGTCACAAAAGATTGTGGTCTGCGAACCAACGTTTCGTGACCGTAGCCGTCTTCAAACAACATCTCACTGAAGTAGACGGTACCCTGCTCCCTATTGATAGAAATTGGTACATAGCGAGATCCGCCGCTCTTAACTAACAAAGCAGGATAGTAAATGCTATCATAACGATAATTTTCACCAATAAACAAACGAGTGGACAGAATTGGATTAGGGTTAAGTTCAGGATGAGAGCCTGGACCAAATGGCAAATCGGCACCAGGTGGCAGATCGGTATGATCAGTAGTGTTGGCAAATCCCCACTGATCTTTGGAATAATGGTAATAACTATCTCGATTAAAAAAATTTCTTAATGTATTAATAACCATTTCTTTTGGATACACTAGCATAGAGGCTTGTACGATGTTATACAAACCATAAAGATCGCTCTTAAAAAAATTATTAGATGACATATTACCAACTATATGTTACTAAAATTGGCGAAAAGTACCAGAAAACACCATTACCGCCTGAACCGGTACCATTTAACCTCAAAAAGTTCATATCTATTTGTAAATTTATTCTATGATTATTGCCAGTGGTAAAATTGACTCCCGGAATAGTATTTATAGTTAAAAATTGTGTGCTAGCTGTTAAATCACCTATAGTAACTACTTTATATCCTGGACCAGAAGAATCAACAGATCCCACCAATAGTGTAAATACCAAAGGATCGGACAAAAATATAGTAGGAACAGAAAAGTCAGCGCCCACAGTACCACCAGTAGAAGCCGGAAAAATATTATTTCTCACGTCTGTAATACGTGCAGTTCCAGAAACACCAGTAAACAAATTATCAGCGTGGGAAACCAAATTTAAACTGATAGCATTATTAGCAGGTTGGGTAGTATCTAATGTAGCTCCATTAAGCTGTAGCCATACGCCCATTTCTACACTAAGGATTCTCACCCCATTTGGCAGTTGATCACTCAATGGGATAGTGAAACTTAAATCTCTTTCCGCAGTAGTGGGAGGGCTAGCGTTAGGGAAGCCTGCCAATTCGGCGAATTGAGTATATGCTGAAGAAGAAGTAGTGACCGCATCCGATGAATATCTAGATAAAAATGTATTATTAACCGGATCAACGAAAATTAAAGTTGTAGTTGGAGCCGGACCGGTATTAGACGCTGCCCCTGCACCAGTAGCAATATAGTAGTACTTATAATCTACTAGCGACATGGCTTCGTAAACTATCTGATTAACATTTCTGGAAATGCTATGTTGATTTAGGCTGCCTATCACCTGCTGTTCAGTATGAGTACCGTCCACAGTAGTTTGATCAAAAAAGTTATCAGTAATTAAGTGATGACCACCACCCGCATTAACATACGCTTGCCAGATAGTGGCTAATCTGAACAATTTGTTGTGATGAATATTACAAGAATTGGTTCCAGCCACTGTAATACCGATAGGAGGATTACCAGTTAGAAGAACAGTTTGAAGATTACTAATGATATTGTTACAAATATTGGCGTCATGTTGTGAAACAATACCTAAATCATAAGCAAATTGTGATATGGTTGGTGGCGTAGCATATAATCCTGCACTAATCCAGTTGCCATCTATAATTATACTTTCCAAAGCAGTGCTACTTGCAATATTAATAACCTCGATAGCAGTATTAGTGATACTGTTACTACCAATTAAATATGATCTGCGGAAATTAACATCATAACCGTTAAGGATATTATTTTTAATAACACAGGGGGCAGCAACTGGGGCAGCAGAATTAATATTAAGAACTGGTTTAATCCAGCAACATGTATTATCACTAATAATAAGAGGTCCCGTATTGGGGGCAATGGTTGTTACATTATTAGCTAAATCTATTCCTCGGGCATCCGTAGAAGTAATATATTTGCAGGTATTGTCCTTAATAATTAAACCCAGATTTTTATCCAACGTGAAACTAATAAAATTAGCTGTAAAATTGACATCAAGTGCGATATCATATTGCGTAAAAATTGAAATAGCTCCACAAGTATTAGCCTCAATTATACAACCAGTAGCATTTATAGCTGCGTTGACAGTATTACTGGTGGCAGTAGAAGCTGGCACTATAGCAATCATTTGATCTTTATCACATACATTATTTCTAATAGTAGCATTAATTAGTTTGACACCAGAGGCGGGCACCGTAATAGAATTTGCTAAAGATACTATAGAAATAGCCGCACGTTGTGTTTCTTGGTTGGCGGGTGCAAATGAATTTAGAGTATTTTCTATAAAAGTATTATTGGAAATATCTAAACTTTGCAAAATGGTTGGGGCACCCACAGGCGGTTGTGCTAATTCTATGTTGATGAAAGAATATCTGTTAATACCAGTAGAAGTAATAGGTGGAACCGCTACGAATGGTGGTACGCCGCCCAAACCACCGATGAGTGGTACCCAAATAAAATGGCAGTTAGTGATAGAAATATTTCTGTTGAAAGCATTACTACCCGGTACGGTACCAGTACCTACATGAATAAGCCCTCTACCAGTATTGATTAAATTAGTACTACTAAAATAACCGTCGGTAACATCTCCATACACAGAATTATAAACTACAGGATCATATAGATAGTTAAAAATAATATTGTCAAAATGAACGTTGCTCTGCAATTCAAATCCTGTTGGAATGAAAACATCAAAGACTCCGTTATCTCCCTCGAAATGTATTTCTCCGAAGATGTATCCTAGAGGTATAGGGGCCACAATACTAACATGCCCTTTAACAATAACCCTGTTGGAAATTGGATTACTTTCACCCACCGAAGCAGAGAATAAATTATTTAGTTGATAAAGCCAATTAAGTAATGAGTCAAAATTTCTAAAGCTGGCAAAAGTACCTAACGTTAACGGATCAATAAGTCCACCATATCCATTGGTAACGAATCTCTTAGCGTCGTTCAGCACTACATTGGTAACAGCAAATCCTGAACCTGGGTTGGTTACAGTAGCAACTGCCACCGCAATAGGGGTTACATCCTTTTGATTAACAACCAATCCACCAAAATAAGTACCCCTAACCTGATACGGAGTAGGTAGAGGATCGTTGGGGTTTAACACATAAAATATTCTCAAATGATTGAGCGAAAATGCAGCATACTGTCCAACGAATGGTCCGAAAGGATCAAAATCGGTGGAGGCAACCAACTCTATTTCGGATTTATCATTCACACAAATAAACCAAGTAATAACATTAACTGTAGAAGTGGTCGTGCCATTGACAGCTTCTAATACTACCGGCAAATCAACAGATTGTGGATTTAGTTGTATAATTTTTCCATTGATAAATGCCTCTCCACCACTAAAATTAATAGTGCCTCCTGCAATATTAATTTGAATGGTTGGATTTCCATTAGCATCCAAAGCATCAAATCCTCTAATAATTCCATTATCACATAACTCTCTATCAGACGATTGAATAAAATCAATAGCTGAAGTAGATAGCTGTTCTTCACTAATATTTCCAAATTGTCTTTTATCATTCAGATAAGATACTTGATAATTTACAGTATTAAATTGACAAGTGCCCAACTGCATAATTTGACCATCTAAACTCAAAGATGGAAATAATTGTATATCTACCGATTGTGGAGTAGTAAAAGATGATATAGTGTCACCAGGATTAAAGATAAAATCGATGTAATCTACATTTGTTGCATCATAAAATCTAGAAATTAATCCTTTTTGTCCAACGATAATGGGTCCGGCATGAGTAACGGTTGTACCGTCAAATTGACATAAGTATCCATCAAATAAGCCGGTGGTAGCATCATATGAAAAGAGTCGCAAATTAATTTTGGTTATGCCAAAATTGTATCCTCTAAGTTTTGGAGAAATATCATAAATATTGATGAAAGATAATGAAGAAGAGGAATTATACAAAGGAACAGAGCTACCAGTAGTTGGATTAACCGTAATCACACTTCCGCTGTTGTTTAATCTGGCTCGTTCGTGAGTAAAAGTGTTACCATTTTCATCCACATAAATTTCAAAGAATCTCTTAAAAGGACCGTTAGGTGATGGTATGGTAATATCGGTGGCTGACTCTTGATCAAAAGCCACGGAATCAGAATTAAAATATAAGGCAACTGGTTTACCATAGCCATCTGGACTACTAGCTAGGGTGGGAGCCGGAAAGGTACCTGTCGCATGCACCGCATCGTATACTGTAATAGCAGTGGCTGGACTAGTAGAACAATTGAAATTAATTCCACTAATTACAAATCTACCAAAATCTACCAAACTACCCGATCCCAAGGATTGAACAACTAGCGTTTTTCCTATTTTTAGATCAGAAGTAGATAAATCCAGCGGAACTAAATATGTAGTTTGAACATGTCCAGAAACAGACTGATATCCATCAATAGACGCAACCCAATAGCCGTCACCATATTGATCAAGAGCTTGTCCTATCTGTAGGTTGAGTTTTTCTTTTTCTACACCATCTACATAGTAATTATTTCTTCTTAGTGGTACTAAAATACGAGTAACAAATTGTGAGGCTGCAACCGAAGCAAAAGAAGATGTAAATGGCGGAGAGGCGACGTTAGAGCCTAATGCACCAAAACCCAATGGATCATGATTGGTAGAAAATACATCTATCACATTGTGTGGAAAATTAATACCCGTTCCAGTAGGGTCATAACCGGTTCCGTTAGGAAGAACAACGCCACTTATAATAGAGAAAGAGGCGTTATTATAAGAATCAGCTAACATAATGCCAAATTCACCCTGGTAGGAAAAGGCAATAAACCTATAATTGTAACCAGGCTGCCTAAAAGCTAGATTGGTAGATTGGACTATAGAATCTAAAGTGTAAAATCCCGGTGTAGCACCTTGATTACCAGTCACATCAATAGCTGGTAATATAGTATAACCATCTTGTGGAGATCCTGTTGGATACAAGGCCAAATACAACAGATAATGTTGACTATCAAATTGATCTGGATTAAATCCTATACCCAAAGTTTGGGCTCCGCGGGGGGCACCCACAATTAAACTGGTTGGAATATTGGAGCTATTAAAACTGCTATTAGCGGCAGCTAAAGCCAATACACCATATTTATTCGTATTAAATAATGGTCTATCAATTCTAGCAACCGCGGTGGTTGTATAGGCTAAATTTTTGCCAGCTATTCTTATAGCATAGGTTCCGTGAGTGTATTTCTTTTCTAAAATGACAAACTGAACCTCAACGGTTCCATAATTTATTCTGATAATATCGCCCACTTGAACTAAAGCAAACTTTTCATCAAAAGAATTAGAACTTATGTCCGCGGCAGCCGGAAAAAATTGTATGATATCATCTCCATGATCAATGTCATCTACTGGCGCACTATTATTTCCCGATGGAAATCTTAAGAAGGCAGTAGCTGGTGTTGGAGGGATAATTGGTTGTCCATAACCATCAGTAGTAAGGCTAGAAGAAGTGGAAGTTCTAGAAATACCATTAGCGTATAGGTTTTGTATTCTAGTACCTAACAAGAAAATGCTAGCTTCATCAATAAACTGGGCAAACGATTGAAGGTCTTGCGCCGTTTGTGGAATAGTATTAAATCTACTGGTATTCAGAAATATACCACTAGCCACATGTGCATAATAAGAAGGATAAATGGAACCATCATTTGTGATAATGTTACGCAATATACCAAATGGAGAGCCGTCCGCCCATTGATGAGCCAACAACTCACTATTCATATCGTTAATTAGCGTATAGGAATTAGCGTTATCACGCTGGGTTCTAAAAACATTGTTTAAAAACTGGCTAGAATTTTCCGCTACGTCGATCTGAGACAAATCATGACGATAAATAGCCCCTATAAGATGAGGTTCTAACTTGACACCACTAACGGATATCCATCCTAAAGCTAGATTTACATCCCTAGACAGATCTCTGATATAATTAAAGAGATCCTGGGTACGATAATCCAAACGCAATTTGGATTCTGGAATTTGGGCGTTATCAATAATTTGATCTTGAGTAATTGGTAAAGTTACCAAACCTAAACTAGTAATAGCAGAAGCATTAGGAGTTCCATCCGGATTAATAAGCAAACCCAAACGGGCTGCGATAGATGGAGTAGTTCCTGCGGCACCCAAACCAATATTCATCTCGATGTTAAAGACAGCATCTCGCAAAGCATTAATGGCGTCGCCACCAATTTCTGTTAGATTATCATTAACAACTGGTAAAGTTGTATCATCGTCAAAGTTCTGAGGAAAATTACTCATTATTCTCTCTTCGTATATCGTATGGTTGCATGATTTCTACGTAATATACGATATAATGCACTTCCGAATTATAAACTTCCACGCGACGGTAGATTAGCCGTAACTACCGTATTAGTGGTAGCGGCTGGGGTTGGAACAGGAATCGTGGGACCAACTGTTGGATCAACTACAGCTGGGGTGGTAGCAACCGGAACAGCACCAGGTAAAGCCTGAACAAAACCTTGAATCTTTTGATACAGTAAAGCTTTAAAGACACGATACAAGAGGGTAGAAAGTAAGCCAGCCACTAATCCGAAAATAAGCCTATCACCATGAGAAGTTAAACCGTCCGGATAAGGAAAGGTTTTAATATGTAGCGCTCCGAAAGCACCAATGAAAACCGGCAAAATAGGAAGAATTAGATCATTCCACCATGTTGGCTTCTTGGGATCAACCTTAAAAAGAGATAAAATATATTCTCCAATAATTCTAAAGACATACATAACAGCCGCAACAGCCAGAGAAAACAACACAAACTGCCAGCTAAGCAGCACTTGCAAAATTGGGTCCATGATAACTCCTTCAAGACATACGAAATAAGTAATATATTACGAATTATGATGCCCTATATATTTTTCTCGAAATATTAGGAGTAGAATCAAACTATGGTACCATTATAAGAATCACAGACAAACCAATTTGTGCCATCGCTAATCAAAGTAATCTCAGCGAAGTTAGTATTAATCACATAAGAAGAAGCAGTATCAATTTTTCAGAAGCATGCGAATTGATTTGCACACTAGTTTATGTTATTGGTAGATTTTTATTATGGCAATAAGTTAGCCTGTAGGTTTTCTTCCACTTCTAGATTACATCCACTAGCGGGGAACTGAATATCATTAGCAGTGCCGGCTTGGGCACAAATATTGATCACCCATGGTTCATTGATGGGGAAGTTAGAAATAATATAGAAAGGTAAATCCACGGTAGCGGCAAAAGTAAAACTAATGGCGGGTGGAATAGTATACAGTCCAATGGGAGCAATATTAGTAGTATTGCCTGCACCAATACTGTAAAACATCCCCAAAGACACCGTATCAGCTTCCGACAAGTTATTAACATAACCAGTGGCGGAAGCAATCAATCGTCCTGTCACGGTAGGTACAATAGTGACGCTAGTAATGATATGTGCTGCGGTATCTGATAAAGTAACGGGTGAGGCATTAGTCGCCCATTGATAGGCGGGAGGTGATTCCGCAAACCAATAGCCATCCGTGTTATCCCAGGTGAGGGCATATCCATCTTGGGCAGCCCCAAGAGAAGACAAAGTGGTGGAGAGATTTTTTCCTCGTAGTTTGACTACGGTGGAGGATCCTAACGTCCCCGTGACATCTCCGGCGATAGTACCTCCGCTTCCACTATGTTGTTTGAGATAATCAATGGCAGCTTGCACGGTCACCGCTCCGATAGTGGGAGAGACATAGCCATCATTATAGGAGACCTGTGCGGCGATATCATCTAAAATCAAGGTGACATTAGTCTGTGGCAAAGATATACTGGAATTGGCATCATACACGATTTGTGCATTACCTGCCACCGCCGCAGACACACAGGAAGCGCTGATAGTAGAGGCGTTGGCGTCAATTACTAGCGTCAAAGTACTGACACCTCCCGTGACAGTAATGACGGGAGCACCGCCTCCGGGTAAACCACCAATGGTACCTCCATCCGACTCAATAAATAAATGTCCGGAAGTGGTATTGGTAATGGTCATCAGCGGTTGACAACCCCCTTCCACATTGAGAAAGCTATGAGAGAAAATTTGTACGGTATGATTGAGAGCATCCGAGAAACTGATGGGAGTGCTACTAGTAGAAGCATTGGTCAGTTGGGCTCCTACCACATTCATAGAGAGAATGCCGTTCCACACCACGCCAGCTTGCAATTGCAGCATGGGAGGTCCGGGACCCCCGGATCCCAAGATGGTCAATAGCTGATTGCCCCAAGTATAGGTGCCGGCTGGCACAGTGAAAGTGCTACTATGAGTGGAGTCCAAGTAAATGGTGACTGGTGCACTGCCCAAAGTTTGCGCAAAAGCATACACACCCGCGAAAGTGGTATACACATTACCTCCCGCGGTACCTCCGGGTTGATAGACGACCACATTTTGTCCAGTATAATTCCATTCGATATAACCATCCGCAGACACCCAAGTGGGCACTTGCCCATTGAGTGGATTAGTAGGAGTTTTAAACTTGTAACCATCCAAAGCTATTACCAATGGATTAGGATAGGTGCCTCGTAAGTCGCCACCTGCCGCCCCATTATTCACATTTTGTGGGGACCAGAATCCGCCACTTTGCCAAGTCAATACTTGACCCGTAGACGGCGGTAAGGTACTAATCGGTCGTCCCTGAATATTGACTACCCTAACATTAGTAGCAGTTCCAGCAATATCTCCAGATAATTGAACAATACCTAAAGTAGTTGTAGTTGCTGGATTTAAAACTGGGGATGCTGCTTCAGCCAGTAAAGCAATAGCGTCTTGCACATTAGTGGGCTGCTCACCACTAATAGTGATTAATGGGGACATATCGATTTGATTAGCCACGTGACGGAAACCAGTACCATTAACATGCTGTTGAAAATCAAATCTATCCGTGACCAAACGACCTACGTCTGGCACATAATTTGGAACTGCTGGTTTTTGTCTGTTGTCCGTCATGATGTTATGGCTTTTTATTAGTCTTTATAATCTTGACGACCGAATTATATTTCAACCCAATTTGTCTGATAGTTGTCGCTTAAATGGTTTCCAGAGCTATGCATAGATCAGGGGAGAATAATAGTATGTGTATGCCCGAGCACCGTTTGAACGACCCCATCCGTAATTGGGTGATTATGTCCCTGTGAGATACCGGTAGTCTGATTAATTTGGCTGACCGCCAAAACCTTTTCATTTACTACGATGGTGTGGCTATGAGGCGGAATAGCAGGAGGAGCCATACCCAAAGAAGTATTGATGGTATTTGGAAAATCGGAAGTGTTACGGAACACCCTAACTTGATAAGCCGGATCGGTCTTACGGATACGGAAGGTCTTCAAGTGCTGACCGCCATCTTGACCTAAAATGGTCTGATTACGAATGACGTCCCCTACTTCGTAGCGGAAGGATTCGTTATCGTTCTGGTCGAACAAAATCAAGAAATCACGTGTCTTGATGGTAGGCACCGTGAGAGTCCAAATATCTAGCGGGAACTCAGATTCCAAACCACCTTCATGCATTTTTAGATTTTCAGCAGTTGGTCCCAAACGCACCATGATGCGTCCGTCCGACTGACGCGGATTGAAATATTGGGTGTATCCAAAGACAAACTTGGTGCCGTAGCAGAACGGGCAACGGTCGTCAGGATATTCGCTAGTGGAGAGGTAACAACTGCATACGTCTCCCGTCTGCACTCTCTGTACTAGAACAGCTGGTTGCCCCGTAACGGACAATAAAATGTCTTGACGCTGAGTATTTTGATCCTGGAGTGAGAAACCACGATAGATGTTGTAGTTGCCGTAAGCATCGATACAACCCATCTCTCCACCGATGTAACTGCCTACGCAAGTACCATTGAGCAATTGTACCGGATCAGTACGGTGATAGCCCGCATAGTCGTATATCGGGAAAGTAACATTAGCCGCGTCAGCGGCAGCTAAATCTGTGCTCAAATAATCGACGGGTACCTGCCTATAACCATCAATAATAGTGAAAGGAAAGTTAGGATATTCAAAACGAGATAAGCAAACATACATCTGATCATAAAGGCGAGACTCGGTTAAAGTAAAGACAGTAACCAAAGGATTCCAGGTATTGTAGCCATCGAAACCACTAACCGAGTGAGAGGTAATCGGAGTGTTATCATAGCCACGACCGCTGGACAGACCTGGTTGTGCTCCGGCTACTTGGACGGTAAAAGAATCGCCCGGTACAAAAGTATATCCATCATTTTCAACAATACCAAAACTCAAGATACCATCAGAAACTATCGGACCGTTAGCCACCCAAACTGGGTAGTTGCCATAACCATCCACCGGATCGCCTGGTGGGGGAC